ATATTAGCAACACCGCCGCGAGATGTTGGAAAAGATTTGTTTTGTTTGCCGCGGCGACCGGTAGGATAAACCTTGATGACACCACCGTTTTCGAAGAAGTCGATAACTGCACCAAGATTAGAAAGATTGATCGGTTTAGAGGTAAATCGCGTATTCATGATTTGTCTCCTGTCTATAAGAATATAATAATGGAAAAAAATACTATGTCAAGCATTTTTTTCCATTTTTTTAGGAGACGTTTACAATTGTCTGTTTACATTAACGAGAGAAGAAATCGTCTATTTCATCATAATTGTCAGGATGATCTTCCCATACTTTTTTAAGATTTTTTAATGGTCTTCTGTCTCGACGAATAACATCTAAACGATATTTGTCATCTCCATTGCCATATTTTTTATCTTCTTCTTTCAATTTGCGGATCATTTCGTCATAGATATTGGGTTTCTTTTTCATCATGCAACCTTATACAGTTTCAGTCCTTTTAATGCTAAGTTTTCTCGCCACGCTAAAAAAGACGGTCCATGGCCAACCGGTTCATTATATGTGTATTGAAAGTGATGTATCATTTCATGTGCCAACACCTCGACAAACATTTTCTCATTTTTAAACTCTTTTGACAAGCTAATTTTCGATGGTTGTTTTCTTTTCTTTCCGTCATAATGATATAATGCATAAACATCGCCATATTCTTTATTGTCTGATATAAAAATCTTTTCTACAGGTTTCAATAGATTACCAAATATTTCTTTATTCAAAAGATGAAACCAAATCCAAGCTTCCTCGACATTAGGTTTATATGGCACTTTATCATCTTTTAATTTTTTTAAACTCTTATGTTTTTGGAAGCATTCCTTCGAATGCTTCATTTATTAGCGCCTCTGTTAGATAAGGAACTTTTAAGTCCTTGGTTAACATATTAGCAAAGACTTCTGCCTCTCTAGGTTCTAAAGATTCCAGAATTTGAATCAACAATACTATTTTCCTTTCTTCCTTTAGACCTACTGGTGTTTTAGGATTATCTTTCATGAACAAATATGATTTAGATAAAGCATATGACATATGATTATAAGACAATCCCGGAGGCACATCTTCTTTTTTGTATTCAGGAATTTTATTAATTGTAAATTGTGCTCGTTTATCAAAAGCACCTATCAAAACATTTCTCAATGCCCAACTATCATTTCTTTTTAATACATCGATTCTTTCTTTTTTTGAAGAAGCATTTCTAAATTCATCAAACACTTCATAAACATTTTTATTTGACATTTTTTACCTCAAATTTATCGTTGTTATAAGTTTCATTAATGCGATCTTTAATTTCTTGTGGTATATTTTCAAAATCGATTAATGTAGCATTTCTATTATATTTAGATAAGTTTTCTTCGTTACAGAAATCTTGCGGTTTCTGTGTTACCCACATTTGTAATTTTTCTGTTTTAATCATTTTCTGTCTTTTACCTGTCACAAAGACATTATCATCAGAAAGAAAATTCGGTATTCCGTCGCCGCGATCACCTTTGATGATATGTTCTTTTATAAATCTAATAGGATCATCGATCTTGATAAAATTATTAGCTACAGTAGAATATTGTGATACATTGGGATACTTTTGTAATTGCACAAAATCTTTATCTGAAGAAACAATTAGAACTTCATTTTCGTCAGCAAACCTGGCAGTCAAAACCGCAATAATGTCATCGGCTTCGGCACCTTCTACATCTAGAATTTTAAAATATGGATTATTAATTGCTCTTTCTTTAAATATATTTAAAGAATGAAAAATCTTAGGCCAATTAATATTAGAAGATTGTCTATCGGCTTTTCTGTGTGCTTTATAAAATGGAAAAAATTCTTTTCTCCAAAACTTTTTATTGTCACATGCAACAATAACATTAGGATATTGTGTTTTGAATTGATCACAAATGCTATAGATGGTGTTCCAGTAAATACTAAAAATTTCTCCGTCGGTTATTATACCTTGTTCAAAAGCGTCTCTAAAAGAAATTTTTTGATCATCAATTTCTTCAAACAATTCCGGATTATTAAAAAGTTCCATAAGTTCAGTAATTAATACCTGGTTCATATCGATTATCATATAAGACATATTATATTCCTTATTAAAGGATTCATTATATCATTCTTCTTCTTCAGTATCAACTTTATCTTTTATAATATCCTCAATAATAGACGCAATTTTTTCTGTCAATTGATCTTTGGATAAACCTTTTCCTTCTATCAGTTTAACATTATCGTCAATAAAATCGTGTAGATGATGTTTTAAATCGAGTTGTCTATACACTGCGGCTCTTATCGAATCTACTACTAAAATGAAATCTTTGGTGAATGATTTATCTGTAATGTCTATATCATAATTATCTAATTCAGTTAATATCAGACCGGATACTTCATCGGAAACTGTATCTGCAAATTTTTGATCAGCTTTAGTTTGACGTGCTTTTTTAACTTCGTCCGGTAAATCTCTTACAAC